GGAGATAGAAGTTCTTTAATCGGAATAATAACAGTAATTTTAATAATCATACTTAATGGATAAAAAAGATTATATCATAGTAGGACTTGTATTGCTTATAGCAGTATTTATTACTACTAAAATAAATTCCTGTAATGATCCTGTTTATACAACATCACAAAGGGATTCAACTGACCAAAGAGTTATTGACAGCCTGAAAGTTTTAAGACAGGAAATAAACAGGCTGATAGAAATACAGGATTCCGCTTTGACTAACAATCAAATTGGACTTGAAGCGAACAAGATTTATTTTATAAAAGTAATGAATGATTTTCTGAAAGTTCAAAAGGTTAAGAAATCGTTACCGTTGGATGAGCAATGGAATAATTATTTGAAGGAATTGGAGAATGAATAAATTATTCTTGATAACCTTTTTGTTGATTTCAACAATATGCTATTCACAATTCAATCTTGATTCTACACAGGCACGAAAAACAATTAAGATTAAAGAACAAAGAGATTCATTATTAATTGTCACAGATTACTTTCAAACCGAGAATGATTCTCTTAAATCGGGAATTAAAATAAGAGATAGTAAGATAAACGCAAAGCAGAATATTATTGATATGCAAGATACGATAATAATGTATAAGGATAAGCAGATTAATAAGTTAGAAAATACTCCGATTATTAAAGAAGTTGTTAGAACAAAGTGGTACACGTGGGCAGGTGTAATAATTACAAGCGTTTGCGCGGGGTTAATAACGGGGATTTTTATAAAATGACTTACTTAAATAGGATATAAAGCATTTTGAACATACACATCTCAATTACTCCGATAAATGAGGTAACAAAAAAGCTCACGGGCTGGGGAACTGTGAGCTTTTAAAAAGTTTTATCGTCAGGCACATTAAAGCCGTTCACCTTGGGTAAGTGGACGGCTTTTTAGTTTATTTAAGTTCCTTAAATATTCATAAATCTTTCATTTTTTAGTGCAAAAATTTATACCCTAAAATACTTAATTAAAGACTTGCATATATGCAATGACTTATATATCTTTGTATAGTTTCAATAAGGAACAAACTAAAAACGAAAGGAAATTGAAATGAAACATATAAACTTAACAACCGCAGACAAGTATCTTGATTTAACAGAAATTCAAGAATTAATTGATAATAAGTTGGAAAATTATTACGAGGATGAAGATGTTGAATTGAATCTGGATATAGAGAACGTATCTCAGGTCTCCGCATCCGGTTATGGGCATTGGAGAACGATTGTAACGATTAACGGACGTAATTATTCACACCTTCACACGTCAGAGGACTGGTATTTGTCACAAAAAGGCTTATACAACGACCAGTATGATAGAACACCCGAAGTTATCGCTAATCATAATTCGAGTGTGTGGCACTGTATTAAGTCTTACTTAACCGATATTATCGACGATAATAAAAATGATGAAAATGATAACAATTAAAGAATTTGCAGAATTTCACGGGAAAAAAAGGCAATACATCAACGAACTCATTTTAAGGGGGCGTATCAAACCGCCTCCTAAGAAGTTCGGACGTGCTTATATTTTTACAGGGAAAGAGAAAATTATAGAGGTTAAAATCGGCAGACCAATAAAGCCCTCTTAATTAAGGGCTTTTTTAATACGAAAACCCTGCAAACCCTGAAACATCAATGTTTATAAGGGTTTATAAAAAGTTCCCTAAAAATGAAAATACTCAAAAATAAATATTATATATACTTAATTATATACTTGACAGCTATATATATTTACTATATATTTGTAACAAGAAATTAAACCAATTAATCAAATGGCAAAAGAACTAACAATAGAATTAAAAAGCGTAAAACATCCCGAAAGAGTAATAAGGGGTAATTCATATTTATTCAATATGACAGACACAGAACTCGAAAAAGCAAAAGAGCTAATGGAGAAGTACAATTACAATATGAGGGAATTATTATCAACTCTTCTAAATAATGCAAAATGAAAACCCATTCCCGAAAATTATTGATAACACTTTTTTAAAACTTAAATCATAAACTTATGGAATCAAATAATTATTTTTTACCACTAACAATCATACTCGGATTAGTGGTTTCAACTATCACAGCTATTGTGGGGAAAAGGAGCGGGAAATGAGCAACGATAAAATTTTATATAATGCAAAACCCATTGTCGAAAAGTATTTGGTTGATGGTGCAAGTATCGAGATAGATTATAGCGATAGGTATGTAAGTCTTATAAAAGACGAACTGCATATAAGTTGCTGTGATGGCGAGCTTGAAAAGGAAATTGAAAAACAAGAATCAACTATTAGCGTTTTAAGGTTTGCCTTAAGCAAGCTGAACGAAAGGGAAAACTCAGCAAATGAAAGGAGTCAGTCATGACAACACTAATTTTAGGAATGACCGATTCAAATTTTTTATTTGCCTTGCTAATCGTAATAGCAATAGTAGTATTTATTGCGGTTTATTTATCTGCAAAAAGGAGTGGTAACTGAATGGCAACTTGTAGTAATTGCGAAAAAGAACATTGGGAATGTGTGTGCAGTCCCGTAGAAGTTGAACCCGAAATGATAGACTGCCCGGACTGTAAAGGTAAAGGGAATTTTAAGGAATCCCATTGCTGTGGTGGTTCCTTGCTCGGTGAAGGTGACAATAATTATATTTGTGGCGACTATCATGACCACTGCTCAAAGGCGGAATGCGAAACGTGCAAGGGCAAAGGTATAGTAGATAAATCTGAAATAAAAACGTGGTAAACCAATTGATAAAAAAGGGAATTTTGAACCTGAATTAAAAGAATTATAAAAATGGAGCATTTAGAGTTTGTAGAAAAATTAAGCGAGTTTGGAATCCATATTCAATCAACTAATGCTGTTGGTAAAATTAGAAAATATGAGATTTACGAAACTTTTGATACGAGATTTATTATCGAAAAAGAGGGAAAATTAGAATGGGAAAAATACGAGTTAGCTTGTAGAACAGAGCCAATTAAAGCTATTTTAGCAAAAGCAATTGATACGCCGTCTTGGTCTCATTCTTGGCACTTAGAAATAAAACCAGAAAATTACGAAAAAATTAAAGAGATAATACAAAAACGACTTCTTGGGTTGGCAAAGGAGACCGATGAGATTTTATCAATATATTTCCTTTTAAAAAAAGAAATTTCAGAGCAAAACAATATTGAATTATAACAAACAGGGCTTAAGCGGTGAATGCTCAAGCCCCATCAATTAACAATTAAAACACATAAAATTATGAAAGAAAATCAAGGATTGCAAGTCATAGAGAAACAAGACATTATAAGCAGTCTTGTTTTAAATGGCGATTTATCTAAAATGAATGCGAATCAAAAAGTTGATTACTATAAAAACTTTTGTGAATCGCTGGGGCTTAATCCATTAACACAGCCGTTTCAGATTATAAAATTTCAAGGCAAAGAGACTTTATATGCAACGAAAGACGCAACCGAACAATTGAGAAAAATCCGTAAGGTTTCTATTGTCGAATCAAATACAACGATTGAGGGTAATATTTGCATTACAAAAGTAAAAGTTCAAGACCTTGACAATAGATACGATATTGCGACGGGTGTTGTTGTATTACCAAACGACCCGATTGGCAAAGCAAATGCAATTATGAAATCAGAAACAAAAGCAAAGCGAAGAGCAACATTATCAATATGCGGGCTTGGTATTCTTGATGAATCTGAACTTGAAACAATGCCTAAATATGAGACCGTTCCTATTTCAGAAGTTACAACAATTGAATCAAAAAAAGTAAAGGAAGAAGAAAACGGTTCTCAATATTATATCGAACTTAAAAACAAAGTTCGTGAAACGCTTGGCGGTAAAATGAATGTTACGGAAGCAATTAAACAGCTGAATAAACTTACAAAGTCAAAGTTTGATAAGTTCCCGACAAACGAGGAAATCTGCAAACAGTTATTAAATTTAATCTGTATGAACGAGGTATCCAATGGCAACTGAAAAAGAAATTGTAATAATCAACAATACCGAAATTACATTTTATCCGAATAGTCATCAATACAGAATCGACGGGAAAGTTATCCCGTCGGTTACTTCTATTCTTGGTATGATTGATAAATCAAGACAACTATTGAAATGGAGTGAAAACCTTACAAGAGAATTTTTGACAAGCTATATAGGAATGGTATTAGAAAATACAATGATTGAAAGAGCCGTTACTCAATACAGTCAAAAACGTGATACAGCAGGCGACATCGGACATCGAGTACATGATTGGATTCATAATTTTATTAAGTCAATTATGAACGGAACGGAAGAGCCGTCAATGGATGATTTACAGCAAGAAGTTATTAACGGAGTTATGGGATTTCTAAAATGGTACGGTGAACATAAAGTTGAATTTTTAAATACTGAAAAAATTGTTTATTCCAAAAAATATAATTATGTCGGTACGTTTGATGTGCTTATGTATGTTGATGGTGTTCTTACGCTGGGAGATTATAAAACAGGGAAATCCATTTATCCTGAAACAAAGTTACAGCTTGCTGGATATGACTTGGCACTTCAAGAGGAACTTAAAGACTTAATAGTTAAGCAGTATTTAATATTACACTTTAACAAAGATAATGCAACATTTGAGGCAGTACCGTACAAACCCGATAAGCAGAGCTTTAAAGTATTTACAGATATTCTTTATTTAAAAAGATATTTAGCAGAGGTAAAATGAATATTCCTGAATTATCAAAAGGCAATAAAATATCTAAAAATTTTATTCTAAACAAACGAATAAAAAACCTTAACGAATTTTATAAAGTTCTTGAAACTCATAGATCACTTTTTGCAAGAGCAGATGTAAGACCTACGGCATTTTATTTTAGTTGGCAAATAAAACTAATAAAGAACTGGATTGATTTGGGATGGTTTTGGACGATTAAAAGAATTGACAATGTATAAGTGTAGGTATTCAAACGGCTATTTAATCCCGAGTGCTAAAATGCTACAATCTGAAAAACTCGAAGATAACAAAGATTATGTTATCGAAATCATTAAAGACAAAAGAACGTCAAAACAAAATAAATACTTATGGGTGATCTTTGAGTTAATCGCTGAATTTTATAATAACGGAAATGAGAATGAAACGGCTGAATTTTATAGCAAAGAAAAAGCAAAAGCAAGAATACTTTATGAAATCGGACATTGTGATTATTATATCTCAAAAGAAGACGGTACTAAGTTCGGAATCATTAAATCAACGTCCAAATTAAGCAAGGCGGAGTTTTCTGAATTAACAGAAAACATAATAAATGTAATGTCAGTAAAAGGATTAATTATTTTTGACCCAGAAACATATTTTTCAAAACTAAACTATTAAAAAAATGAACGTAAAAGCAAAAGTAAAACAGGTAAGAGAAACACAGGAATTTAAAAATTTCTCCAAAAGGGAATTAATTTGTACTGTCGATTTCGACCAGCGTTATCCCGAAGATATTTCAATCGAATTTCACAAAGATAATACCGAGCTGCTAAACGGTATTTCGAAAGGTGACATAGTTCTTATTGATTATTTTTTCAGAGGTAATTACTACGAACCGAAAGACGCTTATTATACAACGGTTGTGGGGTACAATATTCAGGTAGCCAATAAGTTCGTATCGAAAGAGCCGGTAGTAAAAGCGGAAACAGTATTAGACGAAGATACTCCTTTTTAAAATAAGACTATTTACAACAATGAAGAAAGAAGGTAAGTCATGACAAAGCCTAAGATAGTAGTTCTATGTGGATCTACAAGATTTGTGGATATATTCAATGAATATAGAGTGTATTTCATATGACAGATTATATTTTCATTCCCGGCAACGTACCATCACTAAAAAACAGCAAACAAATATTTGTAAATAGGCAAACAGGAAAACGGTTTATTACAAGCTCCGATTCTGTAAAAGATTACATTAAAGCAACATCAATGTTTTATCAATCTGCACAAAAACAATTCATCGAACTAACTAAGCACTTGAAAACGCCTTTAAACATTGAATTTCAGTTTGTACGTAAAACAAAAACAAGATTTGACTTTATAAACATGGCACAAATTGTATGTGATATGATGGTGAAGTATAATTGGATTGAGGACGATTCGTATATATTTTTGAATCCTTGTTTTAATTCAGAGGTGCTATTTGACAAAATTAATTCAGGGGTTTATGTGAGGGTGAAAGCATGACCCAAACCCAAATAATAATTAACAAAGAACATTAAAAACAATGGAACGTAAATCACAGAACGAATTAATATTTGAGTATTATCAAAACGGCGGGAAGCTTACAACGCTCGATGCTCTTCGTTTATTTGGTACTATGAATTTACGTTCAAGGAATTCTGACATAGAAAAACAATACAATATCAAACTTGGCAGAGTATGGAAAACCGACGATACTACTAAGAAGAAATATTTACAATATTATTTTATAAAACAAGAAAAGCAATTAGAAATTTTTTAATAATTAAATACCCGAAAGGAAACAAAGAAATGGCAAAGATTAATTCAATCAAAACAAAGATAGTCAACGAAAAAAGTGTTGAACTTATCGGAATTAAAGAAACAGACAATGAAGTAAAGGTAATGGCAGCGGCATTTAAAAAATGTTTCGATGCTGAATTATCAATGGCACACGAAATAACCCTTACACTTTGTATAAAGGAAGATAAAGACGGCATTTCAATTTTTACAGCAAAGGCAGTAATAAAAGAACAGGATGTACATCACAGTCAATTATCGCTATTCGATTTTAGAAATCCTATTGTAGATTCGATTAACAATTTGATTGACGGTATCCCTGAAAATGGAAGTATGGCAATAGAATCAGGAGGAAAGTCCGTAGAGTTAAAAGGGAAAAAGAAAGCAATTTAAATTAAATTAACGAATGAAAACCCTTATAAACAGTGGGTTTAAACGAGTTCCGAAAGGTTTAAATAAGTAATATGATAACAGAATTAATATTGATTTTTAAAGAAAGATTGGTTAAATTGATAATGCGATGAACACCTTAAAAACTAAATATAATTTATACAATAATATTGCCACGTGCATAGACGGGAACTCCGCAAGGTGTTCATCGCACCGTTTGTGTATCGTGGCTTTTTTGTTACACACCGAAAGGAATAACCTATAATGGCAATATACAGACCAATACATATCACTTTTTGGCAGGATAAATTCACTTTAAAATTAACCCCTGAGCAGAAATATTTTTATCTATACTTAATGACAAATTCTAAGACAAAACAGTGTGGGGTTTACGAACTTCCTATGTCGGTTATGGCACTTGAAACTGGGTATAATTCAGAAACTATAACGAAGCTGATTAAGAACTTTGGGGAATTTGGGAAAATTGAGTATAGTTTTGAGAATGAAGAGGTTTTTATTAAAAACTGGATAAAATTTAATCCTGTAAATAACGAAAATATTTACAAGTGTGTGATGTCAGAATTACAATTAGTAAAGACAGAACAATTTATAAATGAATGGTTAAACACGTTTTTAAAATTAAATCAGGGCAAAGTCAAGAAATATAACAAAGAGAAAAAAGACTACGATTTTATTGATTATACAGTGTTTTTAAAAGAGGGGCTTACAAGGGGCTTACAAGGGGCTTGTAAGGAAGAAACAAAAACAGAATCAAAATCAAAATCAAAAACACCAACAGAATCACCATCAAAAACAGAAACAGAAAAGAGTTCGGCGGATTTCATTTCTGATTTAATTCTAATTTTTAAAGATAATTATTTCAAGAATAAATCAGTGCCGTATGTCGAATCAGAACTTGACAGAAAACACATGGGAATTTTACTTGGGAAAATCAAGAAAATTTCACCTGATTTAAATACAGAGCAAATGAGAAAAGCACTTGAATATCTTTTTGACAAAGCAACTGAAATTTCAGATGATAATTTTTTATGCAATATTTCAATACCTAAACTTGATTCTCAAATTAACCAATACTTAAACAGGATAAAAAATGGAAGAGCTAAACATTACACTAAAGGATTTGGAGCAGATAGTCCCCAGAAATGGCAACGGATATTTGACACTATCCAAGCAGGATAAATCAGAAATTCTAAAGGCACTGCTGAATTATGCTAAAAGCAATAATGAGGAAATTCCCGAAAAAACAGTTTTAGCATGGATAGATAACTTCTCGGAAATGGGTTTGACTTCAATAGAAATTATCAAGGTTATTGAAAAGTCAAAGTTTACTAAAAAATTTGGAGCGACTAAGTTTTCTGATTTTGCTGATATACTTCTTGAAGAAAATCAGTTGTTCTCAAAAGCGGAAATGATAAGCAAAGCAAGAGAAATGGCAATTGCAATTTATCAAACCAAATACAAAATGTTAATTGACAAGCTGGAAAGAGAAAAAACAGCTAACGAAGAAACCAGACTAAGCATGGAACAGGTTAATAAGTTCTTTGCCAATATTCAGGAACGACAAAAACAAGTCGCAGAAGAAATAAATAAGGTGCTTGATACGATAAAAAGAAAATGCAGCGAAAAGTTTGATAATTATGAAATGTTTACTTTGAATAAGATCCTTGACGCTGAGAGGAAATTGCCATGACTAATTTATCCGGCATAAAGATATTTGAATTTACAAACGACTGCTGTTTGAGACGTACGGTAGTGGAATTTCTTGATGATGAAGATTACTACGTACACAATTGCAATGCAGGTAAATGGAAGGTGTGTTGTAATTGCATGTTTTTTATGAAATGCGATAAGAAGGGAAAGAACAGAGTGGGTGTTATTCCAAATTTATCCGATGCAATGAAGAAAAGAAAAATTAAGTTTTTTATGGAGTTGAAAAATTTTAATAAATCAAAACAAAAATTATCATGAAACTTACAAAAGAATGGCTAAAAGAAAAAGAGGCGTGTTGTGATGGTTATAAATGGGCGTGCGAGAATATATTAGGATTGGAGCCAAAAGATGTTCTTGAAAAATTGATTGAGGCGGGTAAGTTGCATTGGGGTAACTGGTATATTACCAAAATTATGACACATATACAGCTTATTCAGTATGCAGTATTTGCGGCGGAACAGGTGATTGATGTATTTGAGAAAAAACATCCTAACGATAAAAGACCCAGAGCAGCGATTGAAGCTGCAAAAAAATATATAGAAAATCCTAACGATGATAACAACCGTGCTGCTGCTGATGCTGCTGCTGCTGCTCGTGCTGCTGCTGCTGCTGCTCGTGCTGCTGCTGCTGCTGCTCGTGCTGCTCGTGCTGCTGCTGATGCTGATGCTGCTGCTGATGCTGCTTATGCTGCTGCTTATGCTGCTGCTGATGCTGCTGAGATTTTGGTAAAAATATTAAGAAAAGGGATAGAGATATTACAGAGCCATGAGAAAAACTTATAAGAATACTTGCAGGCGGTGCGGTAAAGTTACTGTTCGGGAATATGAAACAATGTACTGCAGTAATGATTGTCTATCGGAAGTTAAGATACAGGAGAATTGTGCTATTATGCAAGATAAAAACTTTATAACTGATGCAATTAAAAAGGGTATTTTAAATTGTCCACAACCCGAAATTTAAAAAAGAAAGGAGTGAGGAATGACTAAACAAGAAGTTGTTGAAAGTATGGTAAGGGATGTTAAGAAACATCTTGAAGAATATGAATACTGCACGATAAGAATAGCACGTAAGGGCAAAGAGGTAAAAGCAATTATTGAAACGTTTGAGGGTGATTTTGAAACTGTTACATCAACAAGCGGAACAACTATTGAAATAGAAAGTGAGGAAACAAAATGAGTAAAACTATTTATGAATTAAAATTACACGAAAAGACAGATTTATCGGAAGAATGGTTTGTTATGAGAGTTCCAGGCGGTTGGCTATATACCCATTATAGACTGGATTGTAATGCAATGACTACGACATTCGTACCTTTTGATAATGAATTTATGAAATTAAAAAATGAGTTAGAAAGCGATGAAGGAGTGCTCATAAAATGGTGATCCGATACTTCAAAAAGTGTTTATATTGTAAGAACGAATTTATAACAACAGAGAAAAGCAGGAAATTTTGTTGTGTGAAATGTTCACAGGAGCACAGGGTTTTAGAATGCAGTAAGTTATCGTTAGAAGAAAAAAGTAAAAAGTTTGGAAAGAGAAATAAAACCAGAGCATAGAAAATGACTACACAAATGCACAAAGTAAAGTTATGCGGTGAAGAGTTTGAGTTTTACGGTAAAGAGATAGATGAGCTTTATTTGGCATTTTGTGAGATGAAGCGGATAAAAGAAGCAGCTTATTCTTGCGGAATTATCGAATTAATTATTGTTGGTGGAAAGCTCGACGGATCGAAAACGATTAAAACAAATAAATCTACAGATAAGAGTAAAGATGTGGATTAAGAATAAACAAATAGAGAAATTAAACGAGAATTGGATTCAAAAGACTTTATTACATTCTTTAGATGACAATAGCTCAATTATAATACCCAACATATTCTTAAATCTAAGATACTTTCAAGACTTTGAAATGGATTTAATGAAGTATAGAGTTTATTCAAGATTTATAATTGAGTATGAAATCAAATGCAGTAAAGCGGACTTTAAGAAAGATTTTGATAAGGGTAAAAGAAGTTATAAAAAGCACGAGCTAATAAGGGATAAGAAATTAGCTAATAGATTTTTCTATGTAGTTCCCGAAAGCATAAAAGATATTGAAGTCCCTGAATATGCAGGGCTGATTTATGTATCACACAAGACTTGCGAAAAGAATAATTATTCACCTGCTGGAACATACATTCATACAAACTTGATAAAAGATGCTCCGCTTATTCATAAAGAGAAGTTTGATATAAAAGATATTTTGATTATGAAACTTTATAACAAATACTACAATAAGTTAATAAGTGAGATGGAATGAAAACTAATAAGACTTGCAATATAAATCCTTTGCACTTACAAAATTAAAGTTGTAATTTTGTAATATGGGGAAAAAGAAAGAATACATACTGGATGAAGAAATCGTTAGGACAAAGAACGGGGTATTGGTTTATACAACATATACTAAAGATAAACTTGGTAAGAAGATGTATGATAAGATGAAAAAAGAGGTAGCTAAAAGTATGGATGAATATTTTAATATTGGATTTAAGGGAGTAAAAAAGGGGCAATATAGAAAAATGCCTGTCGGTTGGTTTAAAGAAATTTAGTTATATGAGAGTGGTTTAAAATGACTGGAGATTGATTTTAAGAGGCATACAAGCGATTTAAAACGATTAAGGCGGTAAGTAATACTAAAAAAGGGAAATTAAAGCAGTAGAGGTAAAATATGAAAGAAACAGAAAAGACATTAACGGTTAAGCAAAGATTGTTCATTAAGGAATATTTAATTGATTTTAACGGAACTCAGGCGGCTATTCGTGCAGGGTATTCAAAAAAGACGGCTCAACAGGTAGCCTCTGAAAACTTGTCAAAACCTTTGATTATGCAAGAAATTAAAAAGGACGTTGATGATAAGGTTAAAGGCTTAGATGATTTATCTCAAAAGATAATTGATGAACTAAAAAAAATAGCATTTTCAGATATAAAAGATTTTATGAAGTTTGGTAAGGATGGTGTAGAGTTTAAAGACAGTGAAGAAGTGGACGGGACTATTCTAAACGAAGTTTCAAGTCAAACAACGGAATCAGCAACGAAAGATAGTAGTACTACACGAACAAACTTAAAGATAAAACTTCACGATAAAATGAAAGCCCTTGAAATGCTAGGGAAATATAAATCTTTATTTGTGGATAAATTAGAGGTTGATAACAAACCCCTTGAAGTTATTATAAAATACGAATAATAATTTTACAAACTTAAATTATAAGAAAATGAAACCAATTGAATTTAAAGAGCAAACAGTAGTATTTGCAAAAGACCAGCCAGAGTACTTACCATTACCTGCATTTGTAGACCCGTCTCCAGAGGGTAACGTTATAAGTTGTTGGAAATTATCTTTTAAAGAAAGAATACACTTATTATTGCACGGGTGCATATGGTTATCGTTAATGTCATTTCACAAACCATTAACCCCGTCTTTTATTACGGTTAAAAAATCAGATGTGCTGATAGTTGAATAATGGGATTAGTTACTCGTAATAAAATCTATAAACCCGCCTACGAATACGAAGGACGTTATGTAAATCTTTATGGCGGTCGCTCCAGTGGTAAATCTGTAATGGCAGGGGATAAGTTAATTCATAGAACCATAAATGAAACTCCGCATTTATTTCTTCTTGTCAGGAAAGTTCATAGAACAATTAAAGGAAGTCAATTAAAATTATTAAAAGAATACATTTATAAATTTGGTTATCAAGATTATTTCTCATTTCTCGAAAACGAAATAAGATGTTCAAACGGGAATACTTTTCTTTGTGCAGGACTTGACGATCCTGAAAAATTAAAATCTATGCAAGGCGTAACAGGTTATTGGATTGAAGAGGCTACAGAATTAAATGAAGATGATTTCAGGAACATTGATGCTGTCTTACGTGGTAACTTACCAAATTATAAACAGGGCATATTAACATACAATCCGATTAATCATTTACACTGGCTAAACAAAGTAAACCTTGACGATGCCTTAACAATCCGTTCAACTTATAAAGATAATAAGTTTACGGATGAAGATTACATCAAGATGCTTGAATCACTGAAAGAAAAGAATCCAGACTTATATAAAGTATGGACGTTAGGTGAGTGGGGTGTTAAGCTCGAATTGATTTATGTTCCGTTTGAAAAGTTAAACGAATATCCGAAAGAATTTGATGAAACTATTTATGGATTAGATTTTGGATACAACCATCCGACAGTGTTACAGGAAATTAATTTAAAAGATGCAGAGTATTTTTTCAATCAAAAATTATATGAAAGCAAGCTCACAAATACTAAATTAATCGAAAGACTTGAAAAGTTAATCCCCAATAAAAACAATCCTATCTATGCTGATTGTGCCGAACCTGCAAGAATTGAAGAAATAAGCAAAGCAGGCTTTAATATATTTCCTGCAATTAAATCAGTTAAAGACGGCATAGACTTCCTAAAATCAAAAAAGATTTATAGCAATTACGAAAACACAGAAACAAATGAAGAAGTCAATGTATATAGTTGGAAGAAAGACAAGAACGGCGATTTACTCGATGAACCTGTAAAGTTTTTTGATGATGGATTAGATGCTTTACGTTATGGGATATATACACACGGACAAAAAACAGAACCCTTAATATCATTCTATTGATTAAATTCTCAAATCTTACCCGGCTCGAAATATATTCAAGAGACGATTGTAAATGTACTCAATGCGGAGACGATGAATATTTTAATTTAGAGATACATCATATAATTGCTAACACAAAATTGAATAGAAAACTATACGGAAATTTAATTCAGAGTAAAGAGAATGGAATTTTGTGCTGTCACAAATGCCATGAAAAACATTCGTTATGGGACAGAGAACTAAGAAGTAATTTAACGAAAGAATGGAAGCCGGATATGAAATCTAAAATAAGTGCTTAAAATTATATTCTTGACAATTAAATATAGATAACATAATTTTGTTAAGATTTAAGATATAAATCTGCTGCTGGCAGGAATACTGAGGCAGTATTTTAAAAGTTTTCGGACTTTTGGAATACTGCCTTTTTGCGTTTAAAAATAAAACATAAGAAGTGAAAGAAACCTTAGTACAAAGAATAAAAAACGTTTTTAAGCCCGAAAAGAAATCAGTTCAAACCATGACTGATGCTCAGTTAGTCGACTTCTTCCGTAACAATGGTTTATCATTCACTTCTGATTCTGATTATTACACTGGTTATGCTTATACATGCGGTAATGCACGTGCTGAAAAGGTTTCATCAGCGGATATACTCTTAAAAAAGAAATACGTTCGCAAAGGATTAATTGAAGTTGAAGATGAAACGGATATAGCAAAATGGTTTTTAACTTCAAGTAATACGTCAGGTCAGTCAATAGCGGATTTATTAAAGCTCACTTCTTTAAATTTAGATTTTAATCCCGGTCATTGTCTTTGGTTAATACACAGGGGTATCAACAATATTCCTTTAGAATTCCAATTCATAAGTGGTAGTAAAATAATTCAAGTATATGTAAACGAATATGGTGTCGTTGGTAAGGTAGATTATTTCAATGTATTTGGTGTAATGAAAACAGCAATGTACGGAGAGTTTATTTATTTTTATTTACCCGATCCTGCTAATATTCTAATCCCTAAAAGCACAGCGAGCGCAGCACGGTATCCATTAGATATTAATAATTTTCAATTAAAACATCAATCAAGTTTCTTTAAGAATAATGCACGTATTGACGGTGTAATGAGTACGGATGAAGACCTTACTCAAACCCAGATGGACAGATACGGTCACGAATGGAAACAAAAATACGGCGGTACTGATAAAGCAGGTAAAACTGCATTCGTTGGAGGCGGTTTAAAATATCAACAGATAAATTC